TAAAAGACAATTTAGGTTTCTGGTCGAATTCCAAGGAATCGACGCAGCCAATGGAGGCGCTGCTTTGTGGTATGCCAAGAGCGCCCAAAAGCCTTCTTTCGAGATCAACTCGGCTGAACACAAGTATCTGAATCATACCTTTTACTATCCAGGTAATGTGTCATGGCAGACTCTTGATGTAATCGTGGTCGATCCGGTCAACCCTGATGTGACTGCGACCATTGCTGACATTGTAGCCCAATCAGGCTATAGCCCGCCCGCTACCGCTAATGACCTGGGGAGTATTTCTAAAGCCCGGGCAGCCGGAGCGCTCGGCACTGTGATTATTACGCAATTGGATGCGATGGGAGACCCGTTGGAGACGTGGACTCTTTGGAACTCTTATGTTAAGACTGTGAAGTTTAGCGACCTGACCTACGGAGAAGATGGATTAAGTGATACAACGATCACTCTTCAGTATGATTGGGCTCGCGTAGAAACCGCGAACGGCTCCTCTGCTGTCGCCGGCGCAGGAGGCACCAGCTTCTTTGGAGTGGCCTCCTAACAACTATAAAGCATAAACAACGAGGTGAATGTTGTCCAGAAATAAAGAACGTGTCGGGGGCACGAAGCAGCCTACTGCCGCACCCCCTCCACAACAATTAACACAAGACCAAGGCACAGATGCCGGTCATTTTTCCTTTGTCGTTCCGACAGAGTTTGTAGAACTGCCCTCACAGGGCAAGTATTATACCGAAGGGCACCCGCTGCACAATCAAGAGAGTATTGAAATCCGCCAGATGACGGCAAAGGAAGAGGACATATTAACGTCCCGCACTCTCTTGAAGAAAGGCGTAGCCCTAGATCGAGTTATCCAGAATTTAATAGTGGATAGGAGAATCAATCCTGATACACTGTTGGTGGGTGATAGAAACGCTATCATTGTGGCAACCCGAGTTTCGGGCTATGGAAATCTGTATGGAACACAGATTGGCTGTCCGAATTGTGGGGTTACTCAAGAGTATGAATTCGATCTTAATGAAGCAGATATATACACGGCCGAGAATATAAGTAATCATGATATCGTCACTAACCACGATGGAACTTTTGATACTATACTGCCTAGAACACAGGTAACAGTAACCTTTCGGCTTTTGCGGGGAATTGATGAGAAGCAACTTGTGAACGATTTGCAAGCAGAACGCAAGCGCAAAGGTCATGAAAGAAATGTTACCAAACAATTGGCCAATATTCTTGTGGCCGTGAATGGTGATGACACCCCCCAAGCCTTGCAATACTTTATTGAAAATGTGCCCTCCATAGACTCCCGGCACCTACGCACCGCCTATAATTTGGCGACTCCCAACATTGATTTAACACAAACGTTTGTTTGTAACGAGTGCGACCACGAAGCGGACATGGAGGTTCCGCTGTCTGCGGACTTTTTTTGGCCTGACCGATGAATATATGGAGAACGTGTATGAGCAGTTCTTCTTTTTAAAATACTCCGGCGGCTGGTCATTCTCCGAAGCTTATAATTTGCCCGTAGGATTGCGGAAGTGGTTTGTTGAAAGATTGATCCAACAAATCCAAGATGAAAACAAGGCCGTTGAAGAGGCTCGCGGTGGTGGGGGAGGTTCGAGCACCCAAACCTTAACAGCTAATAACTCGCCCACAATGCCGCCGCACATGATGAAGAAGCCCAAAGAGTAGAGTTTATAAGAACTCTATTTTTTTTGGCTCGCCGCTATTTATTGTATAATACCCCGAGGGTTTTTTTATGGCCGACGAATCTGACGTTAAAGCACTAGAAGATCTCAAAAAGCTTAGTGATGAATTATTGCTTGTAGAGATGGAGCGACTAGCCACGTCCAACTCCCAGCTCGATGCGGACCGACAACGCTTCATGGCGATCTCGGAAGAGCTGATAGCCAGGAAAGGCAATAAGAAAGAACTCGAAGAGCAGATCAAGCTTGATGAAATAGCCTTAGCTAGCGCAAAGGCGAGAGCATTGGCTGCCGAAGGCACTTATGAAAAACTCCAGCTTCAAAAGGAAGTCAAAGAACACCAAGAGTCTCTTGACAAAAAAGCACTCGAATTAATTCAGCTTAAGTTGCTGGCCAGCGAGAGCCTAACCAAAGAGGAAAAGGAGCGTCTCAACCAGCTTAAAGACATAACGGACGAACTCGAAGAACAAGAAGAGGCCATGAAGGCCATTGTGGCAAAAGGTTCCGAACTGGGCAAGAAGATGGCAGTCTATGGCCAGCATGCCCAATTGAATGTTGGAAAGATCGCCGAGCTTGGCAAAGCAATTGCCGAAGGACCGCTGGCATTCACCAAGGGGCTCTTCCTGGGTGCCGTAACCGGCATTATTGACACCATTATTAACTTGGCCCTCCAAGTTGATGCAATGGAATCCAAGTTCCGACAAGCAACAGGTACTTCTGAAGCTTTTGCCCGCAACCTTACGAGTGTATATGACGAAACACGTAAATATGGCGTCACTGCTGAAGAGGCCACCGCTGCGAATACCGCGCTGGTCAATAGTTTTACCGACTTCACTTTAATTCTCCCGAGCGCCCAGCGCCAAGTAGCGGCTACCACACAAATTCTTGGTGAGTTCGGCGTCGGCGCCGGCGATGTAGCCACCGGTATGCAAACGGCCACCAAGGCCTTTGGACAGACCGCAGAACAGGCCGCCGACTCCGCTTTGGAGATCAATGCTCTCGCACAAGATTTGGGAGTAATTCCCCAGCAGATGGCACAAGATTATGCCACAGTAGGCACGCAGTTGTCGAAGCTTGGCGACCAAGGCACAAAGGCTTTTAAAGATTTGGCCCTCGTTTCTAAGATTACTGGTATGGAAATGCAGAAGGTGCTGACTGTCACCGATAAGTTTGACACGTTCGAAGGTGCTGCAGAACAAACTGGTAAATTAAATGCTGCACTCGGTGGCAACTTTGTAAATGCGATGGACCTTATGATGGAAACGGATCCCGCCACCAGATTCAACATGATCCGGGATTCAATCAAGGATGCTGGACTATCGTTTGATAGTATGTCTTATTACCAGCGGAAGTATTTCGCGGACGCCGCTGGTCTTGATAGTGTGAGCGATCTTGCCATGATGCTCTCCGGAAACTATGATGACTTAACCGGCGAGGTTGGCAAAACATCGGCGGAATTGATCGATCAAGCAAAGAAAGCCAAAGAGATGAAAGATCTCATGGAACAGTTGACTCTTTCTTTGCAAAAAATGATTCCTATTCTCATTCCTCTCATTGATTGGCTGCGCGAAATGGCAGAAAAGATCGATAAGAACATCGAGAGTGTTACAAAATGGGCTAAATGGATTGGAATAGCTGCTGCAGCATTCGCAGCATGGAAAATATTTGGTCCGCTGATCATGTTGATAGGGAAGATGACTCTAGGTACCTGGGCCTGGGCCGCAGCGCTAATTGCCAAAGCCGGCGCAGATACAGCGGCAAACGGCCCAATGGCTGCTTCGATTCCTCTCATGAATCTCGCTTGGAAACAAATGCTTGCCCTCGGTGCAGCCGCATTAATGATGGGAGTAGGAATAGGCGCGGCAGCATATGGCGTCTCCTTCCTCGTTAAAGCTTTTGGAGAACTCGAAGGCGGTTGGGAAATCCTAGCAGCCGGCGCGGCCATCGGGGCGTTTGCTACTTCTCTATATTATCTTGTCCCTGCCCTCGCCGCACTCTCTGTTGGGGGATGGGGCGGCGTCCTCGTACTTGGAGCAATTGCTGTTGCAGCCATGGGGATAGGCTTCGCCATAAAAATGGCCGGCGATTCCATCAGCGGAATGATAGATTCGATGGCCGCGCTGGCCGGGACTAACAGCCCCTTTAGAGGTTTGGTAGCTGGCCTTAAAGATATCAGGACAGAGGTGAACGAGATCGACAAGGGCAAAACTAAAGCCCTTACTAAGCTTATGAAAGAGGCACGCAAGGCTGAAGTGAATGTTTCCGCCACCGAGGCGCTTCAAATAGCTACCCTCAACAGGGAAACCGTGCGCCACATGGTCACCGTCAACCCTGATTTAGATATGAGTTTCCGGCACGACCCCACAGGCCTCCGGGAGTTACCGTCTGCAACTATTCTGGTTCAACTAGACGGCCCAGCCACTACACGCGTGCTGCAAGGTGAGATAGGCGAAGGCGCCCTTAAGGCAGTGGGAGAGTAACATATGGCATTCTTCAATTCTAAAAAATATTTAGGGCCGCGGGTCTTTTCTGATACAGAGGGCAACCGAGTCAAATGCGATGGCAACGAGGCTAAGAACGATCCGGCTCCAGCCAGTGGTCCTTTCGTTGATGGTTCGGACTACCTCGCCGACCACGCAAATCATATCATTACTTTCTATCTAGTTAATGGTGCTAGCTCCATTCCCTTTAAAGCATTCATCACCACTTACAATGAAACCTGGAATTCAGACTGGTCCCAGGAAACTGTATACGGACGCTCCGA